CTGGGATACTTGTTCAGGATTACGAGTATAGGAATTTTTATAATTTCGCACAGGGCAAACGAGATATTGCAATATTTAGTACGACAGGGCTGGTGTTTTACAGGCGGATAGTGTCAGCAGTTGTAACGCTTAATCCTGGTGAAGAACTAATTGGGATCGATTCACCATTGGGTACTACGATTCCGTTGGAACAGATTAAACAGATTTCATTTTTACATCCATCGAGGCTGGACACTGATTCTATTGAATTTGCGTGGGATCATACTGAGATGGTACGAGTTTCATTTGCTGCTAGGGTACTAGGAAGATGACTTTTGAAGCACGGGAAGAAGGGTTTGGATATCCAATTGAATTATATGAATTTAGATTGACTGTCAATCAGGCATTCTTTCTAACATCGAATGATGCTCCGATAGAGTTCCAATCACAAACGTACATCCCGCATCAGATGCAAAGGCAGGCTGTTGAACAGAATACTGAAATGGAAAGACAAGAATTGAAGATCGACATTCAGAGGGATGCTGAGGTGCTAGAGAGCTTTGTTGGATTTCCGCCAACGCAGGTTATGACCCTGACAATACGCAGAACTCACCTGAATGACCTTAGCGGTGAGTTTGTGGTGGTATGGAAAGGTAGGGTACTGACGATAGAATGGTCGGGTTCTCAGGCGTCTATAGCTTGTGAGCCTGTATTCACTAGCTTGAAGCGTCCTGGTCTACGTAGGAAGTTCTCATCGCAATGTCCACATATCCATTACGGCCTTGAATGCAAAGTAGACGAGTTAGCGTTTCAAACGTTTGGAACCATATCAGCAATCGCAGGGAACATTATTTCTGCTCCAGAATGGGCGGCAACAGCGGCAGGGTTTTATGATGGTGGATATCTCCAGTTTGACAATATTAATTTTAGAACGGTGTTGGCTGACGATGGTGCAGGGAATATAACAATTGTGACTCCGTTTTCAACTGACTTAGAGATTGGTAGTGTTGTTGCAGCGTTCCCTGGTTGTGCTCATGATCTGGCTGATTGTAATGACAGGTATTCGAACGTAGATAATTACGGTGGATTTCCGTTCAGCCCAGATAGAAACCCGTTTGGTGGCACGATTCTGTATTAGGAGATACTGATATGTGGGTGCAACTAGTAATAATGGTTATCTCGGCGGTCGTCAGTTATATGATGGCACCGAAACCGGATCAGCCTAAGCCTGCTGCGATTGGGGACTTTACCGTGCCGACAGCGGAAGAGAATAGATCAATACCTGTAATCTTTGGTAGGGTAAAAGTGACTGGCCCGAATGTGGTCTGGTATGGTGATTTGTTTACCATTGCTATTAAAGGTAAGGGCAAAAAGTAATGCAGATTTACGCCAGCATAAAACACGCCCGAGTGTTGAAGTATTGCCTGTTTGGGGTAAAGCGTTGGTGTACCCGTTATGATATCGATTTCAAGAAATTAGTCAGAGGTGAAATGCCAGTAGAGGAACTGGAAGCCACTGGTGATGCGATGGGTAAGCATGTTGCAGCTCTAGCAAGGGAGGTCGCTAATGGGCGGTAAAAGCGGCGGCATAATAGGGTACAGATACCATCTAGGATTGCACATGATTATCTGTTACGGCCCTGTGGATGAAGTCCATGAAATTCGCTGTGGTGATCGGCTGGCCTATGATGCTGGTGGTGCTGACCCTGCAATAACGTCTTCACAGACGATCATTATAAGCAAGCCTGAATTGTTTGGTGGTGAAGATAGGGAAGGCGGTGTTGGAGCAATTTCGGAAGGTGGCACGACGGGAATATCAGGTGGTATTTTCCAAATCATTGCTGGGGCGCAACGTGGAGGTGGTGTTGAGATTGCTTTTGGTGAGGCCACTCAGGTATCAAGTCCATATCTTAATAGTAAGCTTGTTGGCGTAGTACCTGCTTACAGAGGTGTACTCGGTTTCATTTTTCAGTCGTTTTATATCGGGAACAATCCGTATATCAAAGACTGGGAGTTTGAAATATCTCGATACTTTGATGGTTTGCAACCAGCAACCAAGCAAATAGGTGTTGATGCTAATCCTGCCAATATGATTTTTGAACTACTGACCAATCAAGATTGGGGCATGGGCTACCTCACTGCTGATCTTGATATCCCAAGTTTTCAGGATTCTGCTCAGACATTATTTGATGAGAGTTTTGGTCTGTCGATGATATGGACAGCCTCAGATACTATTGAGAATTTTGTAAGTAGCATCCTGGAGCACATTAATGGTTCGTTGTATCTCAGCTTGGATACCGGACAGTTTGTGCTGAGGTTGATCCGTGACGATTTCGTTCCGGCGTCACTGCAACTGTTTGATGAAACTAATATCGTAGATATGCTGAATTTTTCACGAAGAGGCTGGGGAGAAACCATCAATGAGGTGACAGTTGTATACCATGAACTTGATTCGAATAAGGATATCCCGATTACTGTTCAGGATATGGCGAACATCCAGATTCAGGGAACGACGATTAGTACCACTAGACAGTACCCTGGCATTTCGAACAGCACTAACGCTCTGTTTGTAGCACTGAGGGACTTGAGAACACTGTCTAGTCCATTAGCGAAGATATCCATGAGGGTGAATCGGGATGCCTGGGATATCGCGCCTGGTGATGTGTTCAGGTTATCCTGGCTTGCCTTTGGTATTGTTGAGGTGGTGTTCAGGGTAGGTGCTGTAAATTACGGCAATTTGAAGGACGGGCATATTCAGGTTGATGCCATTGAGGATATATTTGGATTGCCCAGTGCTACCTATGCTGCGCCTCAACCTAGTGGATGGATAGAACCCGGCGGCCCTCCGGCTGATGCGCCTTTTCAGTTTACTGAAGATGCTACCTTTTGGGCTATTATTCAGGAGATTGGTGAAGACGATGCTGCCAATGTAGCAATTGATCAGGCATTTTTAATAGTGTTTGCAGCCAAGCCTGATCCAAATCATTACAGTTACAAGCTGAACGTTTCGCCTGATGAAACTTTAGCTGTATATGTTCAAGAAGGGGCGGGTGAGTATGCTGCTAGTGCGACACTTGTTGCGGAGATGGTGGGCGCGGCGGTAACGACCTTTGTGTATGAAGGTGGTGAGGGCATGGATTTTATTCCGATACTTGAATATATCCAGATCGAAGATGAGTTTATGGATGTAGTCTCTCATGATCCTGATACCTTAACCATTACTGTAAATCGAGGTGTGGTTGATACTGTTCCTGTTCCTCATGTAATCGGTTCTCGGCTATTTGCTAATCAGAGCAACATGGCTTTCAGTGGAACCCAATATACCGATGGGGAGCAGATTGATGTCAAGCTGCTGGGTGTTACTAATCAAGGCGCATTGGCTCTAGTTGATGCGACCACGCTCATCCATGTTGTAACTAATCGGAAAGATAAACCGTATCCACCTGCTAATGTTCGGTTAGATAATTTGCCAGCGTATAAGCCTGTTGGTATGACGCTTGGTGATCTGGATATCAGGTGGGAGCACAGGGATAGAACCCAGCAAACAGCCACCCAACATATCCCGCAAGTATTCGGTAACATTGGCCCTGAAGTTGGAACCACGTATACGCTGAGGCTGTTTAATGAACTTGGTGTTCTATCTAGGACAGAGACTTTGATTGCAGGAACAATTTTTACGTGGGTTGACGAGACTGCTGATAGCGGTTTGGTTGACAGAGTGAATAACAATTTACGACTTGAATTGGAGGCCAACAATAGTGTGACTGGCCTGAGAAGTCATTTTATCCATGATTATGCTTTTAAAAGAGCAGATTACGGCTACAGCTACGGCGAATTCTATGGAGGCTTCGTGTAATGGCAACTTTAATAGGCCCGAATGAGGGTATCAGTTACAACTATGATCTGGGTACGTTTTGGAAAGACGATAATGACGATACCCTGAAGTTGATCGACGGGATAATGAATCTCGGGGTAATTGATAAGGACTTATCAGCAGACCCTGGTTCCCCTGCTAATGGTGATCGCTATATCGTAGCTGCCCCCGGCAGTGGTGCTTGGAATTTGCAGGCTGACAACATAGCCATTCGAATTGAAGGCGTCTGGGAGTTTAGAACTCCGAAGCTGGGTTGGAGAGCTTTTGTTCAGGATGAATCGTTCGTTTATTTTTGGAATGGTAGTGCGTGGGTAATTCTTACCACACCAGCTAGTATCAGTAATGTGGTCACAGCTCTGCCAGGAAGCGGAACCTTGACAATGGATTTGAGCACTGGGGTTCGTAACTTTGCGACTATATTGACTGGTGCTGCTACGTTAGCGTTCTCGAATGTCCCTGCGGGTGTGCAAACCGAAGTCTCAGTGAAGGTAGTTCAGGACGGCGTGGGTGGTCATGTGCTTACCTTGCCGGCAGGTGCTATTTATGCTGGTGGTGTAACGCCGACTCCGAGTGTAGCTTCAAATACTCGAGATCGTTATCTGTTTACGCATGATGAAGGTGGAATACTCGAAGGTAATATCGTGGGTCAATTATATGCCTAGACGATTAATGGCAGGTGCAGCGGGTCAGTTTTTCAGAGACCCGCCACCATTGGGTCCACCCGGCCCAGCAAGTCGTGCTGCTGTTCTTGCGGGTTTGGTGGGTCTTGACTTTGCTCATCAGTACTTGTTTGAAGGGGGGAATCCTGATTTTCTTCTTGATGAGGAAGGGGCTAATAATCTGACGGCTATTGCCCAACTGCCTACGTTTGGTGGCCCGCAGTTAAGTAAGACTTCGGTGGATTCAGTCAATTGCGGAAATACAGTTCAATGTCTTATGGATTATCCTATATCTGTACCACTTACAGTATTCGCGTGGGAATTTTGGTATAGGCAACCTGATTTGGGACACAATCGATGTGTGCTGACTGGTTCTCCGCTTAACTCCAATATCAATATGGGCAGAGCAAATACTACGTTCCGTTATCCGATGTTCAGAAATGATACTAATGGGGCTGTAGGTTGGGAATCAGAAGTTGATTTGTATGGTGATAATAAAATTCATTGTCTTCTTGAGGCGCACGACATTGCAACGCGAGAGAACTTCGTTGTGTACATAGATGGTATGCCTGTTGCTTCTGGTACGAATATGGGAGCATTAAATAATGGGTTTTTTGGTGCTCATGCTGGTTGGTCTAGTGGCACCCGTGGGCCTTCTTTCAATGGTCGTAATGTTGGCTTAACTGATGCGGAAAGAAGTGGCGCAGATTTTGGGTCATTCCATTTTTATAACGGCGGGCAAGAATTAACACAGCTTGCAGTTAGACAATTGTATGAAGGCACAGCCCTGTCTGGTCAAGATATGCTGACTAGTCCAAGATGGTTCGTGCTGGACAGTATCAACTGCACTGTAAGTGCGGCCCCTGCTAAAGATTTAACCTGTGGGGATGTGACCGATAACACAGGTGGTCGATCTGGTGCAATTCCCAGAAATGGTAAAGTATATTTTGAGGTTGAGATTATTGCTCAAGGTGATGATACGGCTTCGAA